CACGACCGCGGGACCGTGATCCCGCTGGCAGAGTATCCACCGGACAACCGATAGCTCGACCCGCCGCCCTTGGTTCGGAGCGAACCGAGGACCGCCTCGGCGTTGTTCGGGGAGTGGCTTTTATCCGAGGCTATCACCGCACCGGCGCCGGATTTCAGACAGTCGGTTTGCCCGGCGATAAAGTCCTCCACCTGGCCGAGTGTGATCCGTTTATCGGTCAACACCTGGCGGTCGAGGAGGTGGTCATCCCGCGTCGGGGTTGCAACCTGGGTCAGGTCTGTAAGCTCTTTTGTTGCCATCGTGTTGGTCCTCTATTAGCTAAAGAACGGCGTCGCCATCGAGACGGTGTTGATATTCGCCGCGGAGCTTCCGCCGCCGGAAATTGCGAAGTCGTCTCCCATTGCTGACCCGGAGGCGTTTGTGGGGGCGAGGCTCCCGCTCGAGTTGATCGTGAAATAGTAGACGTTATTCCCCGTCGCGCGGATGGCAACGCCCACCCAATGACGGCCAGCGGGGCCTGGCGCGGTTTTGTCTACGGCGTAAATCAGAAAAGTATGGTTCTCGTGCGCTGTGAGTCCGAGCCCGTTGCCGTTCGCCGTGACCGTTTTGTGCTTGTCCTCTTCCTGGGTCAGCCATTTGATCCAGTTGGAGATCGTGTGGAATAGCCAATTGAGAACGTTTCGGGCGGGGTATTCCCTGAACTCGAACCCGGATTGTTTTTTCGCGGTTACCGGTTCAACCCGGCTCGGTTGCCCCGTGGTGGGGTCGCTTGGAGTGAGCGTTTCCGCCCATTCCGGATAATTGCTCGGTCTTGAAACGGCCATTATTCCACTCCCTCAATTAAAACGCCGCCGTCACCGTTTACCTCGTCTCGCCAGGCGCGAATCAGCACGGTTGCGCCCGTGTTGGTAACCAGGTAGTCGCCCGCTCCGGTCGACAGTTCCAACTCGTAACCGCCCTCGATCCCGAGCGGGCCGCCGTTTGCATCGTTCGTGGCGACCGTCACGCCTGTTTTATCCACCTCCGAAAATACGAGGGGATCGTCGCTTATCCCAAACGTTGAGGCGATGAAAACCGAAAGAATCGCCGCCGAGGTTACCTGGTTCATTTTTTCTACCAGATCGGCGGGCGCAGTTGGCCCGTCTGTTTGGAGAGTTACCCCTGCGGGGAAAACCTCCCAGAGGTGGACCACGGTTCCCTCGGTGATCCATCGGAGCGCGGTCATTACCGTTTCGGGATCCCCCTCGGAGGCGTTGATGAAAATCCGGATCTTGATTGCGGTCCTGAAGTCTGAATCGGACCGGCCGCCCCGGTGTTCGCCGACAATGGTCCCGATTTCGTCGAGCTGCTGTCCGGTTGCTGTATCGAGCGCTCGGTTACGATAAAGGTCGTCTATGATGTCCTCAACGTCCTGTACCATAGCGCCCCAAGACTCGAGAAGGCCCTGGAGGTTCTCGGCCGCTTTGAATTGCTCAATCCGGAGCGCCAGGAGACGCGAGGTGTGGTCTGTTATCCGGTCGCTCATGAGATGCTCACAAAGATTCTGCTCGCCGCAAACTCGGCGATTTCGCTCGGCTGAATCGTGATGTTCCCGCTGTTGGCGTATGGTCCGCCGGCAGGGCTGTTAGATAGTGCCCAGGTAATAGAGGCGGTCGCTATTCCCGCTGTCTGGTAAATCGCGGGGATGAACTTGTCGAGAATCACATCCTCTCCGACGGTAAGCGCATTCCCGATCGCGAGCACGTTGGTTTTTACCTCGTCCAGCCCGCCCGAGGGGAATGTCTCCTCGTTGTTGTAGGTGAGTACAATGGAGAGCCAGATCTCGACCCCGCTCGGCCGGGTGAACCTCATCGTATGCGCCAGGCCCATGCTGTCTGTTATCACCTCCGCCTCCGATCCGTGCGTCTCGATCCCGGCGGGTTTCGATTCCCACAGTTGCGCGGCGATGTTTGCGTCAGATCCCCCCACGATCACCGCCTCGATCGAATGAGCGGGGCGCGAGCTTCCCGTAATGGTCGCTTCCGGCTGACTGGTCCCGCCTGTGGTCGTGACGGCGTTAACGATCACGTATTCCGAGGTTTCGGCGAGAATTGTGATTTCGCGCGCGGCTGTTACCGTAGCGGTTGCAATGTTCGCGTGTGATTCAAACCGGCTCGCGAGGTCCGCCATAGTGGTCGCTTGGTCGGTGTTAAACGGGACCGCGGTCATATCTGACCCGTTCACCCGCGGAACGATTGAGTTCCCGGTGACGAAGTTTATGTCAAACTCGACCACGATTGTGTCGGCGTCGCTGGTGTCGTTTTCGTAGACGGTGCAGGCGGTGACCGAGTCAACATTCTGGAGAATCTGTGTTTTGATCGCCTCAACCGTAGAGGCGCCGATAAGTGCGAGGGATTGCGCCCGACGTGTCCGCAATTCAGCGTCTGTCTCCTCGTCCCGGCCGGTTGCCCCATCGAGAAAGTTCGTGCATTCGTACCATCCCGAAATCGGCGTCACGATCTCGGTCAGGGTCCCGTTTAGCGCGATGACCGCGCCGTAATTGACCGCGGTGAAAGCGACGTCGGTCCAAATCTCCCCAACCTCCATGTAGGAGTTCGCGAGGTTTTTCGAGAATGAGAACGGAGTTTTGAGGTCGTCTGCGGTGATGTAAAACTCGGTCCCGGTGGAAACCGGCACGAGGCTGATGGTAACCGGCTCGCCGCCGGCGGTTATCAGGGTTTTAATTGCGTTGGCGATCTGATAGGAGGTTTCCCCTCCACTCTCGGTGTGTGAGTAAGCGGTTCCGTTGAGGGTGATGGTGTACGTTCCGCCCGAAAGAACACCCACCTTGAATAGAATCATGCCCTTGACGGCGTTGGTCTTGGTGATGGTGGTGTCCGCGTCCGCGGTGAATATCTCTCCGGTCCCGTCAACCGCCACCTGTGCCCCTGCCGTGATGACCTTTCCCTCGTCCCCGCGGCATGCCACGTTCGCAGTCGTTTGTGTTGTGGCGAGACGTTCCAGCCCCAGGAGTGCCACGACGTTATCGAGCGAAAACCCTTCGGCGCTGGCGGGGTATTGCGAATAGTAGACCTCCTCGAGAAACTCGTGGAGTTCCGCGAGGGGCTTCGCCATGATTCCGATCAGTTGCGAGATCACCGAGTCCGGAGCGAAGTTCATTTCGCCCCATTCGGCCCGGACCAGATCCTCGAGCTGGGTTTTGAGGTCCTCGAGCCTGTCCCGCTCGTAACCTGTTGCTGTTAGTCCTGCCATTAGAGCACCTCGCTTATATCAACCGGCCCGAACGTCGTGTCCACGATGAAATCGACGCTTAATTGCCGGAGTGCGTTGTTGTAGTCGATCGAAAACTCAAGGATCTTGTTAACGTCCGCCACCTGAACGATCTCGGCCTTGAAAACCGCGGCGACCTCTGCCCCGTCCGGCTGTTTGAGGAGAATGGTCTGATAGTATGGCATCCCGAACGTGGTGTCGAGGTACCATTCGCCCTGAAAGAACCGGAGCCTGATGAGCAGCTGTTGTGCTACCCGCTCTTTCTCGTCCACGAGGTGGAGGTCGTATCCCGAAATATCGAGGTCGCCGGAGCTGTTGAGTTTGAGATCGCGCATTTATGCCACTCCGCAGTCGATCGGGGAGGCGTTCGGCGTTCCGACCGCCGGGGCCCCGGATCCGCCAGAAACGGCAATAATCACCTCGCCCGAGGGAACCGTGATCTCGAGGTTGGCAAGGATATGATCCACCACGCTCTCGGCGATCGCGTTTGCTGTCGCTGTCACCGCGCCATTGTCGTCGTTTGCCGAGGGGACGTTGGCGAGAATGTCTGCCTTGATGTCGGCCGCGAGACTTGTTGCATTCAGGGCCATTTAGAGACTCCCCTTGATTTGCGCGAGGTCCGCCTGAAGGGTGGCGAACGTTCCGTCGGTCACTTTTGAGAGCTGTTGCGGTCCGATCTGTGTCGGGACCGTAGAGGCGATCAGGTCGCTGATTATTTGGTCCACGATGTCGAGCAACTCCTGGCTGGTGTTGCCAAGGGCCACCTTGTTAGAGCTGTCGATCCGGAGCGCGCCGTTGCCATTGCTGATGAGTATTTCGCCATCCGGTTTGAGTCGAACTTCACTCGATCCGAACACGAGAAGCACATCTTCATTGTTGTCCGCCAGACCAGCGGTCGTGAAATCGTTCAATCCCGGAATCGCGATCGCGTCCGTGAGCTGGTGTTTGGCGAAATCCGGCGGCGGTTGCTCGTCCCCCAGCGAGAGCCAGTTCGCAAGCCCGCGCTCCGCGAACACGAGAAGCACTCCGTCTCCCTGCTGGATCGGAAATGTGAGCGACGCCCCGCCAGCGCGCGGCCAGACCACGGGAACGTCAGTAATCACCGGGAGCGATTGCTCGGTCCCGTCCCGATAGCGCTTTTTTATGAGCGGCTGGACGTCGGCCTTTTGAGTCGTGTAGTCGTACGACTCTATCCGGCCGGGGAGCGCGGTATGGACCCCGGCGAGCCTGGCGTCAATTGCCCTGTTTATTGCGTCAGGAAACTGGATCACGCAACCTCCTCCACTTCCGCGCGGCTCGTCCAGTCTTTTCCATGCGTATCGCCCTTATGCTCAACGGTTACGATTCGGTATATCCCGCTATATTCCGCTGATTCGATTTTTACTCTCCCGCCCGGCTCGAGGCGGGGTTCGAGCAGGCATTCAACTATCAGACCCGGCGGGGGCCCTTCTGCTGTTGCGATTCCGTTCCGGTCCTGGTTCCGGCGGGGGCTCCCGATCAGTCCGGTTGTTGGCGAGAGCAGGATCGCCTCGGTCCCGGTTGTTTCACCGTCGATTACAAACTGGAGTTCATCGTTCTGGATCGACCACTCGAGCCCGAGACGATCGCAAACCAGATCGAGCGCGTCCTTCGCCGGTCCGGCGAATTGCCATCCTGTTGCGTATTGCTCGGCTGTAACATCGGGAACGTCCCTAACTGTTAACGCCATATCGGCGGCGATTGCGTCGAGTATGTCCCGCGGGTCGGTCCCCGCGGCGAACGAATACGAGACAAGCGACTCGCGGAGGGTTTTTTCTCCATCGCCGCACTCGAGCTTGATCAGGTTTTCCGGGCGGCGGCGCTCCTGGTCTGTGTGGGTCACGTCGCCTATGAACAGCACCGCCGGCCCGGCCTGATCTTTATAGCCCGCCTTGAGAACGCAGAGGTTTCCGATCTCGGAGAGAAGCTCCCGCGTTTTCTGGTTTGCGTTGTAAATCTCGACCTGCGCGGAGTTGGTGGAGGGGGTCAGTGTTTTGGAGACCTTGAACGCGATCCGGAGGTTTTCGATTGTTACACCATCCGCGCCGCGCGGTCCAACCGTGACCGTTGCTGTCCTGTTAAAGAGCGGCACGTTCCGCCTCCGTCATGTAAACGAGCGCGATCTCCCCAGAGGGGAGGTTGTCTCGCGTTACGGTGTATAGTTGCCCGCTCGGGTTGACCACGAACAAGAGCCCCGGCGGCGGGCCCATGTCCACATATGCGCTGATCAACTCATAGTCCGGCACCAGCTTTATCCCGGAGAGAATAGGCGTTCCGTCCGCCTGGGAGACCTTGAGGGTCCAATACTGCCCGCGTGTATTCCAGCGGAATGTCAGGCGGTAAACCTGGCCGTCGAGCGCGGTTGTTTCGCTAAAGGCCGGAAAATCCTGAAAGGGGACCTGTAGCATTTTTAGTTCCCTCCCGGAATCAGGTTCGCGAGAATCGAGGTTTGTGTTTGCACCTCTGCGGCCGGTGGCGCCGGGACCTGTTGCCCGGCATCCTGCGCTGATTGCGCCAGATCGGCCGAGGCGGGGTCAACATTATCCGCGGGGATCGAAACCGTTTCCGAATCGGCGTAAATCACCTCGACCAGCTCGGCGGTAAACTCGAGCGCCTGCCCCGTGGTCCGATCGCGCGGGATGGTAAGCGAGGTGATCATCATGTTGGAATATACGTTCAGCCCGGTAACCACCGTTACCGGTTCCGGCGTGGTATAAAGGCCCTCGTCGCCCTTGATATGCCCGGCGAGCGTGAGGAGCGTTTCGAGCGCGGTCTGGACGTAGTCGGTCGGGTCCAGCGCTCCTCCGAAGAGCTTGACCGGAGTGTTGGTTACGAACCCCTGAATTGTGATTCTGCTCGGGGCCTGAATAACGTGATCCGCTATTTCGGCTCCAGCTTCCACGGGAAAACTGGTGATCTCGTTCGAGAACTCGTGTTTTTCGGTCAAGGTAACGTCGAGTTCGAGTTCCCCGATTTTCCCTTTTCGCTTGCCGCCGAGCGCGCTGAAAATCATTGAGAGAGCCATTATTCCACCTCCGCCGCGTTGTTCAGCGTATGCCGAAGCTTCTCGTCGATTACACGCTCCACGGTTTCACGGGTGGCGTCCGCGATTGCTCGTGCCTGGTCAGGGGTCGAACCCGGCGGGGCGGTAACCGAAATATCGAACCTCGCGCTCACGTTCTGGTTCACGGTCCGGCTGGAGGAGGTCCGGGTAATGCTCGGTCCGGGGATCGGCGCGGCGGCCGGAGGGGTTCCCGGCGGGGGGAGAATCGGACGCGAGAGAGG